GTAGGAGTCCCAAGTGAAAAGGGGGGGTTGGGGGTCGGAGATTGGGGAGTCTGGAGTACGTACCGGGCGAGCGGAGCGAGCCAGCACCCGGGCGCGCGACTTGTGTTGTAATTATGCAACACCACTACATAGCCCGGGCGACTTATCCACAGGTTGTCCACACTGTTGCAATAATACAACAAGACAATGATATTGAATGATGATAACGATATAATCTAATAAGAAATAGAAAGGATAGTATGACTAAACAAGAATTTAAAACTACTGTTGGTATTGGTTTCTTCAGTTGTAAATGGATTAAGAATAATGGACAAGTTGCCAAGATTAAACGAGGCATACTTGGTCAATATGCTTGGCGATTTACTCACGACCCAATAGCCAACAAAGAGAACTTTCAAGAACACGATGATTATGTTCTTGCTTTTCGTGTTGGTGCTGGATTACTTCCAGAACATCAACGATGGGCAAGTATAAATCCTAATACTGTGTTTGATATTAATCGAGTTGCCGTATGACTAAAGATATAGTGCCGATTAAATCAGTTAATGCAGTTGACATATCACCTCTTTTAAGAGAGGTGATAGAATACACCAAAGATCAAAACGCTGTTGGCGATTTGGAAACACTTATTAGCAAAGTTCCAAACAAGGATAGTCTAGATTGGAAACTAATTAGTGGCGTGTTATGTAATGCTATAATTGAATGGATAGCCAAAGATACTAGCAACAGGAAAGACTTGTTAGTTCACTTGCAATCCGAAGTAGGTTATTTATTACAAAGAATGGGTTTGACTATGTAATACTATCCTTTGACCATAGTCGATAGAAGGGGGGATTTATCCCCCCTTTTTTTATGCCTATTACTCACAGGACTGAAGTCCTTCACCTGCTGCCCGGGCGACTGACAAGATTAGTCATCTTATTGTTGGCATTGATGAGGAGTTTCAGGAGTTTTGGGGCGAGTGTTGAGCTCGCCCCCTTGGAGTAATTTTTATGAACCATCATTATAACACAATCAGTTCAGGAACGCAAGAGATGTTTTGGGGAGGAAATCCCGGGCGCGCCCGGTGGGCGCAACTGCGACATATCAAAGCGGATAGTAATCGGATTGGGAGTTGTAGGGAGTTTAGTGGGGCAAGAGCCGAATTACTCCGTTTATCTCGCCCCTTGATAGGGCTACCAAGGTATTATTACAAGTGTGCCAACCTATCAATTCTTTTGCTCGTTTTGTGGAGTTACTCTCCACGCCACTTGGTCATTTGTTAATTAGGTAAATGTTCCTCAAAACCTCTAACTCTGATAAGGTGGATTCATCATCTTAACCTCTCTTTGTTATGAAACAGAGTAAGGCGAATTCTTCTAAACTGTACCAACCCTATTTCAATCATCATTATAACACGAATCCGAATCGTAATCAATGCCTTTTCCTGTGGATAACTTTTCCAGTCAGGAGGGAGGAAGCCGGGATCCCGGTAACCAGCTCCGAGATCCACGCTTCAAAATAGATTGGCAGTTTTCTGGGAGTTCAGGAGTTTGAAGCCCGGGAGACGCTGCGCGCCCTGCGGGACAACAGGACCTCGGGTCCTCTTTTCAATTGTTGGCAATTTGCGGGAGTTTCAGGAGTTTAAGGATACATCAGGAGGCGCAGCACGTAATAAACCAGCACGACCACCAACGCAATTTTGGCAGGTATCAACAATAAAACTAGGAAATGTAGCATTCTTATTCTCTTTCTCTATCCTCTTCTTAATATACGCATCCAGGCATCTCCTGTCAAGAGCCCGGGCGAAATAAATAACTGGCTGTTTTCCGCCATTCTATTTCCGTGAAGTAAACGCCGGGCGCGCCCGGTGCGACTGACCCACTCACCGAAATCCCCCAAAATAGTTAATGTATATTTGAGGAGTTTGGGAGTTTAACCAAGTCAGTCCCCGGTACCCCGGTGCGCCCCGGAACTTATCCCCAAGTTATCCACAGGTTGTGCACAACTCGGGGAGTTTCGGAGTTTAATGCTCTTGTGGGGCGAACATATCTTTTATCCCCTGTGCAAATCCTTTCTCTTGCTCTTCAGCCATTACTTCTGCTCGTTTCGCGTTGCGTGTCATAACAGGAACAACCCCGTCATAATGGTCTGCGATTCTTTTTAAAGTTTCGCCATTCTCTTCAATGGCGTCAGCCACTCTGTTGAGTGCTTGTGCTATCGTGTCGTCTACTACCATAGTAACCTTCTCTTTCTAGAAACAGAGCAAAGGTTTAAACTCAACCATCAAGGCAACAATTTACGAGATGCTCCACTCTATTTCTGTTCTTATTATATCAGAAACTTATCCACAAAGCAAGAACTCATTTGAACTATTTTCAGGAGGCGCGCAGCGTCCCCGGGCTTCCGGACTGCAGGTCATCGACCCTTATAAGATGTTAAGCATTTCCGCGGAGTTTAGGAGTTTGCCGAGCTGCGGGTGACATGGGCCCGGGAACTGCTGGTGAACAGCCCAAATAAGGATTGGCTGATTTCCGGGAGTTTCGGGAGTTTTGCCGTCAGGCGGAAAAGGATCGCGCGCCCGGTGCGTCATGCGCGGTCCGCGGCCCTCGGCCCAATATTATTTATTAAAAACGGAGTTTGGGAGTTTCAAGAAATCTAGCTGCGCGAGCGGCCCTTCGTACAACCCGGGCACTGAATCTATGTCCTTTTCGCGTAAGTCTTGGGCCTCGGCCCCTGAAAACAGTTTAACCCTAGACCCCCCAGGGGCCTTGGGCAAGTTAACGAGTATGAATACAGGCGCTCCGTAGCCTGCATACCATTTATTCCATGCTGTTTGAAGGGGTGAGATTCGTACCCTGTTGTTAGCTTGTACTATCTTCAGTTCAAGCGTGAAGAATCCTGTAACATTGTGAAATATTATGCAATCTGGGAATCCTGGAGTAACATAGCTTTCAATCCTGGAAATGAGATATTTCTCATCACCATTTTCCAACAATCTCTTTACACTCTTCCAAAAGTTTGTTTCCGTCTTTACGGTCATACTTCTTTTTGTCTTTCACTACCCTCTGTTTCCACTTCGGTGACGTCCTTAAGTCCTTCGCCATCGGATTTCTCTTCGACCGAAAGGACAGTTTGATTACCTTCTTTTTTAAATTTTCCATCTAATCCTAATTCCTTTAATTGTTTTAGAACTTCTTCACGGGACATAGAATCAATAGTCCCTGTTCTGATTTCTTTCCTGTCAATGTACAATCCTGCGGCTTGACCCCGCAAGCGCTCAGCATTAACAGCAGCACTAAAAGACTTCTCCACGAGAGATTTCTCGCGAAGCCTGGCCAATTCCTGTACATGTTTTTGCAGTTTAACTTCATGTGTTTTCTCAATCTCCGCACGTCTCTTCACGATCGCATCCACCACGCGTGGATACCTCTTGCCGTTTAACAATAATGAAGATGACACGTTAGCGCTGTCTTCCTTATATCCAGCCTGCCTGGCGCACTCAGTGGGAGTCAATCTCCCTTCATTCTCCGTGAATATCTTAACGAACATGCGCTGTTTCACCGTCAGTCCATCCCCACCCTTTGGGTATTTCAATGACATGTCCTTAGGTGCCACCGAAGTGCCACCACTCGTAATGTTACTTATGCGTGGATCAACCATCTAAGTCCTTGTAATAGAGTTATTTTTTCTGATTTTATTTTTATCATTTTCAAAAAAGCCCCTCACGTTGTCTACAGGTGGCACCTAGGTGGCACCCTCCAAACGGTTGAAATATAAGGATTAACAGCAAAAGGTGCCATGGTGCCACCATATACCCGGTATTTAAAAAAATAAAAAATCTTTTTTCCCTGGTGATCCCTATACATTAACTTCATATCACTGAAATTGACCGATTTCTGCCATTTCCAAAACTGATCCATCCACGCTGCTTCAGCTGATGGACGAACCTGTGAACATGACTCTTTGAATTCGAGCCGATCAACTGCTTGATCTCCTCGTATGAGGGGGAATATCCGTTAGCTTTTATGAAGTCCACGATTATATCATACACTTTTTTCTGCTTCGGCGTTAGTCCTAATTTAATCATCCTTTGTATATTTAATCCATAATCTATCTAAAACAAAGTACCATACTCCATTAAGCAATGGCTCAACAATTGCGTCTGTTAAAGCTTGTTTAAAATTTACATCAGCAATAAGCATAAGACAGGTTATTGCTATGCACATATGTCCAATTGTATAGATAATAGTTCTAACTAAAGACCCACCAAAACTTATTTTAAAGATTTTTTTCACTATTTAATCATCTTTAGTATATTTTTCACCTGTCATTCCATCAATATACGTCTTTGGCCTCCTCCCTGGAAATTCACTATACCCCGTCGCGTTTGGATTAGGTCCGTAATTCTTTCTCACTTTAGCCAGCATTTCATTAGGCCCCAACTCCTGAATCGTCTCAGGCGTTATTGAGTCATAAAGCTCACGCTGCAATTTCTTCTCCTCGGCCGTCAGTTTTTTAGGCTTGTATATATAATTATCCTTGGTGCGTCTGGCCCATGTTATCCTGATCCCAAGTGGTGGTCTGTTAAGAGTCACTCCGTTCTTGTTCTGGTGTGATCCAGTCCAGGTCCCCGGAGCGTAGTGCTTGTCCATTACGTAGTCGTAGCATTCCTTGTTGGAAGCGAAAGTGAGAACTTCCTTGCTCAGAAGCTCGGCGTCCTTCCACACGTTAATCTCATATTTGTCCATAATTTTCATCAGAAGTTCAACAGATCAACCTTGAGGTATTCTATTTTCTTCACCCATCCTTTCGGTATGGTGATGTATCGTCCCCCTTCCTTGTCCTTGTCCTCGTCCTCCTGCGGATCCAGGCACCACGACCCCATGATCGTGACTCGTTCCTCGTCATTCCTTATCATCCAGCCGATGTCAACGCACGTCGCCAGCTTGGAGTCGCGCATCTTGTTCAGAGCCACCCATCCCGTGTCGCCGTCCATGGCGTCCATCCAGGTTATGCGGACCATGGGCCAGCAGTCCGGATATGTCTTAGTCGAGGGTGATTTCTTCGTGTCCGTTTCGTTCGAATTTTGCATTGTCGTCATCCTCCCTGTGCCTGTGTCCTTCCGTCACTATGTCCATTATCTGCGATTTCGTCTGAAGCCGCACCTCAT